TATTATTGGCAGGAATGATTGTTGCAAGTGGGGTAATAACTCCAGCTGTTGCATTAACAGCTGCTGCTACTATGACAGCAATGGGTGCTGGTATTGGTGGTTTCTTTGCTGGTTTAACTGGTGTTACTGACATAGCCCATTGGATGGGTGCTAGTGGTAAAGGTTTGAAATCAATGTTAACAAATATGGCTGGTGGAGTAGAACAATTTAATAAGATAGAAGGTGTCAATTTGCTAGCAGTTGGTGGCGGTTTGGTTGCATTGGCTGGAGGACTTACAGCAATGTTAGGTCTTAAAGTTGCAACTGGTGTTGGTGATACTGTTGGTGATATTAAAGATGGTTTCTTAAATATATTTACATGGGGTGATAATGATATTGATACCAGTAAATCTGGTATGGAAAATTTAGTAGATGGTATTGTTTCTCCTATGACAAAACTAGCTACACTTGCAGAGGGTGGTGATACATTAGGTAAATCTGCTAAAGGTATAAAAACAGTCGTGACCGTACTTAATGAATTAAATGGATTAAAATTAAGGTCAAGTGATTTTGAATTTGAAAAATTTACTGATGGGTTTGTACATATGGCTTATGGTATAGATGCTGCATTTAATGGTGGAGAATATGTTAATCGTGGTTGGGGTCAAAATTTTAAAATTAAAACTGGTATAAAAAATCTTAGTTTAGAAAATTATACAAGTGCTGCTCAAGGTATTAAAGCATTGCAAAATGCATTAGGAATTTATAGTACAAATGGTGGTGGTGGCAATGGTGGAACTAATAATAATATCGACGCATCTAATATAAATATTATTAATTATTCTCCAGAAGAAATTATGTTTAATCACGTACAACGAAATATGATAGGAAGTTATACTGATTTAAACTATGCAGCAGGACAATAAAAACCCGCCTTTCGACGGGTTCTCAATAAATACTAAGCTTCAGCTGCTAATTTAGCAAAATAACTCATTGTATCATCTTCAGCCTCAGCTTTTTGAACTGGGTCAGCTGCTACTGCAACTGGATCTGAAACAGACGGACCGTCATTGAATGGTGATTCGTTTTTTATATCCTCATCAACATAATCAATTTCAGTACGTGCTTGTGGTGTACCATCTGTACCCAAGACTCTAGTTAACTTAAGATTAAGCTCACTATAAGACTTGAATGTTGAGGCGTCTGTAAATTCCTGAATAGAATATTGTTTATTATAAATTTCTTCTAATAAACCATCATCTGAATCAAGAGCTTCAACCTTACCAAACTCAGAACGATCATAGTTACGGAATCCCGCAACCTGAGCAATCTTCATTTTAAAGTTAGCACCTTTCCATAAGTCAAATGGATTAATAGCAGTTTCATCTTCATACTGAGGTTGCATGCTATTCATTATTTTTTCAAATATTTTAGCACCATAAGTATATAAGAATACCTTGCCATTGTTTTCTGGACTTTCAGGGTCAGAAACAATATAGATATTTGACACATAATGTAAGCGACGCTTACGTCTACGTGCAGTATCTTTATCAGCTTCTATGCCTGTGTTCCAGAGTTTGGAATTACTTTCAGAAACAGGATCGTCCTTACCAATGGTAGTTAAAGATTTCTCTACATACCATTGACCAGTAGGTCCTTGAAAGAAATGGTCCCAGTATTTAGCCCAAGGTAAGTCATCACCTTCGACCGCAGGTAAGAAGCGAATAACGGCATAACCATTACCTGCTTTATCTACTGTGGGTTTCCACATACGATCATCACCGTACGTTTGTTTTTGTGTGGCGCTTTCAGCTGCACCAACTAATGCTGACATGTCATTAGCTTTAGCTTTTAAGTCTGCGAAACTCATTTTACATCTCCTTTAAAGATTTATATTAATTTATATTTCATTGTATCATTATATATTATATCATACTTTTTACAAAAGTACATACGTTTTTTAAAAAATATTTAATATAATCTTCCTCATTTTAATATCATTAAACCTTAAGAAAGATTGATAGTTTAATATTTTTTTATATAAGTCAGGCCATAAAATGGTCTCACTTATAAATGAATTGGCTTTATCAATAAAACCTGTAAGCCTATTCACTATACATACGGTCTCTAAAGAAACCGTACCTTCCAAATAAAGATGGATAATTTTTGGATATGTTTCATCTATTTCCAAAAGGGTATCAAATCCATTATCTGAAATTTCTTCTAATTCATTTTTTAACAAATAACTAATACTATCTATACGTTTTAAAAACTGTGTATATGTATTTTCGTCTCTAATCATATCACCAGTAAATTTATTTCCTGCTACTTGATGAGCTGCAAAGTATAAAATAATATCGTCTTTATTCTTAAACCTTTTCCCAATTTTTGTTAACTGAAACTTGTCTGGTCTTTTCCAATACGTTTTTTCAGTTATGTTTGTTTTAAAATTATACTTCCAACAATCATATGACCCGTTAAAGTGTAAGTTGATTGCGTGATGTAGTATAAATGTTTCATATCCTGTCATATAGGTAGTGTATATGAGGGGTTACCACCCTGTAATAAATTAAGTTCTTTAGCTTCAAACTCTACGTGTTGAATAATTTCTTTTGAAATAAGCTTTTTACTATCTCTTAAATCAATTTCATTCTCCTCACATACATCTATAACAGCATCAATATATGGACAACCCTTATGTGTTCTTACATATGTTTCTACTATTCTAGAGAATGATTTTTTATTAAGGTCTTCAATCATTTTTGATATCCCTCATCATCATATGCTGGTGCCATTGTTTGATGATAAACTGCGTGTTCTTCATTCTCACCATAAAAATCATATGGGAACATACCATCTCTGAGGTATGAATTTAAACCTCGTATATAAGCTTGAGCAGAAACCATTTTAGCTAATGCACCCCTTTCATTACGACGTACGGCTTTTCTTAAATCAGCAACTTTTTCTTTAGTAGCTTTAATATATATCTTAATGTTCACCACAGACAACCCGTGGTCATCATCTAATGCTAAGACACTTGGTGCTACATTTTTGTATGTAGCCGGTTTTTTACTTGCTCTAGCTTTCGCCAAATTTTTTGCGGCAGCTTCACGCTGTGCTTCAGACATTTTACGTTTAACCATAATTTATTTTCCTTTTTATTAAAATATTTCCCTTGATAATTATCTAACCAACTCATGTTATTAATGGAACAAATCTTACTCCTATTAGTTTTTCTATAAATATACCACCCTCATACAATAAATTACGTCTTCTTTTTTTAGTTATAAGATAAAGATTTTCATTACCAGTATCTTGTTTCATTGGTATAATCATTTTTCCACCGACTACTAATTGTTCTAATAATGCTATTGGTGGTATGAGTTCTTGTGATGTTGCTGTTACAATAATCCTATCATAAGGTGCGTGTGTTTTCCATCCATAACAACCATCATCTAATTTAACTTTGATGTGTCTATACTGTTCCATTGTTTCAAATAGTTCACTTGTCTTTTTTGCTAGTTTTGGAATTCTCTCAACTGTATAAATCTTTTTAGCTAAATAAGATAACACCGCTGCTTGATATCCAGAACCTGTACCAATTTCTAATACTTTATGTGATGGATCTATATCTAACATCTCTGTCATATATGCTACGATAAAGGGTTGTGAAATGGTTTGGTCATGACCTATTGGAAGTGGACGGTCAGCGTATGGTGTATTATTTTCGACAAAGATATGTCTAAGGGTTTGTTCTAATGCATATATAACTTTTTGACTAAGCTCTTTGCCTTCTTCACGAAAAAACTGAGTGGCTTCCCACTTCTTTTTAATCGTATTAATCATTTCGTCTAACTGTTCTTTGTACATATAACTATTATATCATAGTTGAAGCTGTTTGTACATAGCTATCCTTTATAAATTTTTAATATCTGACCTTCGAATGCTTCTACCTTGTCAACTCTATTAGGCCATTTGATGTATTCTTTTTCAGGATTTGCCTTAAGGTTATTGAGTAAAGGTGTAATAGCATTATATAAATTGTCTAGCCTGTCTTGCGCAGCTGATGCAGATGCTGAAGATGATGCAACTTCTTTTGCACTATCTAATTCATCTTCATCTACCAGCGTAAAGCCAAAATCGAAACTTGCCATTTTTTACTCCGTTAATAATTGTTTAATTCCTAGTGTCCAGTTTTCTGCTGCGTCCTCAACAAACCTTAAAGATTTAAATTTAAAATCTTCATTTGTTATCCGAGTACCACTGGCATCTTTATATGTTATTGAAAAAAATGAATGTTCTCCATCCATTCCATTTATAACCTGATATATTTTAGCGACACTACCATCATCCTTATAGTATTCACTCATCAATTTTCTGTGATTCATAACTCCATCCATGATTTTCTCCATAATAATATTAATATTTATACATAAAAAATGGGGACTCATTACAAGTCCCCAGGAGTTACTACTGAGTAAGTAGTTATTTTAAAATGCTAAACTAGCCTTAAGAGAGGTAACGCCATCTGCGCTTCCTACTTTAGACCACTCGCCTGTCCAGATACCACGTGTTAAACTAAATGTTTTAGTTGTAACATCAGCTCCGGTCTTAGACAAGGTTGCTTTAACTGTACCCAAACCTTCAAAAAGTCTAGATACTGAACCCTCGTTTTCTGAGGTGCCGTCTGCATTTGAATCATGATTAGCACTTAGTGTTAAACCACCAAGAACAGTCGTGAGTGTTGTATCAAT